TCGAGATCGACGCGCCGAACGCTTTCAGATCGGCGCCGAGCTTCTGGACGGATTTCTCCGTATCCGCGAGCCCGGCGTTGAGTTTTTGATCGTCCGTCGAGAGCTCGAGGACGGCGCGCCCCAGGGCCGCTTCGCCTGCCATGGTCTACCCCTTTCGCGTCGGAACGCGACGAACCGGGAGGCGCGCGAGCACCTCGTCGGAAAACAGAGCCGGCTTCTTACGCGAGGCCGGCCGCGGCCGCCCGTCGGCGTCGGCCTGGCGGCCCCATCGCTCGAGAACCTCGCGGGCCCGGGTGATCGAGCCGGTTCCGACGGCGATCTCCTCCGCCCGCCGGATCGACTCCTCCGCGTCGAGGCGCGGGATCATCCGGAGGCACGCGGCGACTACTCCCGTCGGGGTTCGTGTGGCCCACGTTTCGTACGACCCGCCGTAGCGCCGGAGGAGCCGCGGGATCGCTTCCTCCCACGTGATCCGGCCGCGGCCGTCGTCGACGCCGGCGCCGTCGCCTGATCCGTCGCGATCGCTCTCGCCGCGAGGATCAGCGTCGGCGTCAAGAGCTCCGTGAAAACCTTGAAGATCATCACGCGTTGCACGGCGGCGAGCTTCGCCAGCACGGGCGCCGGCGCGTCGAGCGCGATCCGCGCGACTTCCTTGAGCCTGCCCTCGAGCTCCTGGTTTTCCTTCGCGGTGAGTGTGCGCGTGCGCGACATCAGATCGCCGACTCGCATCGAAACGCGCTCGAGAAACTTGAAATCCTGCAAGGTGAGATCGCGCGCCGTCCGGAGCGGATACGCGATGCTGTCGATCGTCACGACGGGCCGATCGGTTTCAGTGGTGAGATCGAGGAGATTCTTGTCGGCCATGGTTTGCACCTACGCCTTCGGGTTGCTGCGGTTGATGGTTGACGACGCCGACGCCGCGCCGGCGACATTCGGCCTCGAGCTCGACGATCGCCGCGGCGGCCTCGCCGAGCTCCTGGCGGGTTTCTTTCAGACTTCGCTTGAGAGCGGCGACGCGACGGTGCGCGGCGCGGAGCGCCTCGAGGAGCTCCGGTACCGAACGCGTCGACGTCGCCGCCATGGACTAGAGCGCGTCGGCCGTCTGCACGACGATGCGGCCGAAATACTCCGACGGATCCGACGCGTCGGGATCGACGAGCGCGGTCCACTCGATCGCGAGCATCGCCGGCTTGTCCTTCGTGTAAACCGGCTTCGGTTCGCCGGTCTGCGCGGCGCGCGGACACTCGTACTGCATCACGCCGTCCTCCATCTCCGGCGACGGCCCGCGGAGGAGCACGGCGCGCGTGTCGACGGTGAACCCGCGCGACAGGCCGATCTTCTTCGTGCCCGGGGTTCCGACGCCGGCGGCGACCGTCGTAACGTCGTTCCCGTTGAGCGCGAACGAATACTGCTCGAGCGTGACGTCGACGAGCGCGAGCCCGATCTTGAGATCCTCCGTCGAGCGGAACACCTTCCGCGATCCCGCGTCGCCGAGCGACCGCCAGAACGCCATCGATTGCGCGTGCTCGACGTTGACGCCGGCCTCGTCGTAGTTGAGCGGGCCCGCGGCGCCGATCAGCGTCCAGTCGCTCGCGTCGGGAGTCTGATCGACTTCGGGGAATGCCGTTCCGACGGGAGCGACCCACATCGTAAACGGCGCGGCGATTACCTCGAGCGGAACGGAATTCCTCATGGTCTACACTCCTCGCTATGCGGCCGCGTCGCGAGCGGCCAGGACGAACCGAAATTCAGATTGCAGGTTCTTGATCAATTGCTCGCGGCCGCGATCGATCCCTACCTGCTGATTAGCGACGAACACTTTCCAGATCGACGGGCCGAACAATTCGCGGATCGGTAGCTGCGAATGATTCGGCCGCGGGCCGCGCCGCCCGCCCTTGTCGCTGACCCGCTTGAACACGCCACGGTGCCCCGACTTCATCGTCGCGATGAACGCGTCAGGGATTCGCCCTCGAGCTCCTCCGAGCTTCGCGGATACGCCGGCGCCGCGGCCGCGCGAGGGTTCGGGCCCCTTCGCCCCGAACTCGATCAACGGGATCCGCTTCGCGTTCGCGTAGAGGCGCGCCACGAGCCGATCCGGCTTCGCCTCTTGCACGCGGATCCGATCCTTCACGGCGCCCTGCTTCACGCCGAGATCCGCGGCGATCACGCGCACCATGGCGACGTTCGCCGACGCGATCGAGCGGTTGAGCGCGCGCATTTGCGCGATCGGCGCCTTCTCGCGGATCTTCCGGATCGTCGCCGGAACGTCCGTTTTGAGGGTGAAGGTAACCACGGTGTTACGTCGCCTCCGGTATCCCGTACGACGGATCGCCCCATTCGTCGAGATACGTTCCGAGGTAGCCGATCCCGACGCCGATCGTCGCCGCGCCTGGCGGTCGCTCGAGCGTGCGCGTCGGCCCGCGCTTCATGACGCCCTTGAAGATCCCGCCGAGCGTCCGATCGGGGTTCTCGATCGCCGCCTTGAGATCGCCCAGGAGGAGCTCGACGCCGATCGCCGCGTCGGCCGCGCCGGCTTTCCCGATCGCTTGCACCTCGACGGCGAACGCATTCGAGATCCGGCCGTCCTCCGTCGCGATCTCCGGCCCGGGAACGATCGCGATCGCGTAGTCGGGATCGGCGGGCCCGAGCTCCGGAGCGGCGCCGATGTAGACGGCCAGGCCGGCGTCCGTGTCGAACCCGTTCGCCTTCTGGATCAGAGCGGCCAAGGCGGCGAGCCGTTGCAGGATGAGAACCCGCCGCGTGATCACGTGGTTTCCTCCGGCGCCAGCACGACGCGGATCTGAATGTGATCGCGTCGGACGGCGGCGAACCCGTCGACGCGCCAGCGGAGGATCTCGCCCGGGATTGTCGCCGGCGAGAAATCCGCCGGCGCGAACGTCGGGAGCGGCGCGTGCACGATCGTGCCGTGCGGAACCTCGAGGAGCGGAACCGCGAGCACGTACGCGCGTTCGCGACGCCGGAGATCGGTTCCCGCCGGATAGTCGTCGTCATCCGGCGTGATCCAGATCCCGCGCGTCGCGATAGGTTCGGGATCCACGTCGACCGTGATGTCCGTTCCGTGCGTCTGAAAGTTGACGTTACGGACGAGCGCGCGGAGCGGCGAGAGATCCATCGGGCGGGCCGCCCTTTAGACGACGCGCGGATCGCCGCCGCGGGCCAGGAGGACGGTTCCCGTCGTCTCGCCCGAACCGCTGCCGACGGCGACCACGGCGTAGCCCGCGAACTTGTTCCCGCTCGCCGACGTCGTGAACTTCTTCGCGCCGTCGTCCCAGTACAGGCCCTGGCCCTCCGTCCACGCCTGCGAGCCCGGCTTCGTGTGCGTGATCACGCCTTCCACGAGGCCATTGAACCGCGCGCCCTCCGCGGCCGTGACGGTGGCGATCACGAGGAGATCGCCGATCAGCACGCCGACGCCGGAGGTAACTCCGCCCGACGGCGCGGTGAACTCGATCGACTCGCCGGGCTGTACGAAATTCTTCATGAACGGATCTCCTCAGTGAAAACGTTGACGCCTCGAGCTCACTCCGCCTCGACGACCGAACCCCCCGATTAGGAGGGTTCGGCGCCGACGTTCTTGTAGAGCCCGCGCCAGTCGAGCACCTTCGCCGCGAAATCCTCGCGACACTTGATCTCCACGCCGTCGACGTCGAACCCGATCCGCGTCTCGATCGTCGGGCCTTCCTCGCCCTCGAGGTACCCGTATTCGATGATGTCGATCTGCGCGGGATCCGCCGCGAGGTACCACGCGAGCGGTTCGTTGTCGAGCCGCGGTTCCGCGATCACGGTGAGCTTGCCGGAGAACGGATTGACCGCGATCACGGTCTGCGGCGTGATCGGCGTGACGATCGCGTCGCCCTGCGTCTCGAGCGCGCTCCCGACCATCAGGTACTTCGGCGCGATGTTGAGGCGCTCGCCGTCGAGCGATACCTGCTGGCGCATCGCCGCGCGCGCCGCGCCGAGCGAGTCGACATCGATCACGGCGCCGCTCGAGTCGATGTTGAGGTGCGCGGCGGAGAAGAGCGCGTTCCCGTCGCCCATCGTCGGATTGCTCGTGATCTGATCCCACACGAGATCGCTCTCGAGGTTCCGCGCCGCGCGTCCGAACATCGTCGGGACGCGGCCGAACGCGTCGGCGTCGTCGTTCACGAGCGCCTTCCGCGTGATGGCGAACACGCGGCCGTACGTCGCGAGCTGATACGTCTCGCGGCCCTCGCCGATCGTGCCCCGCTTGAACTCCCCGTGCTCCTTCACCTCGAGGAGCGCCGGCGCGTCGCCCATCTGCTGACGGTAGACGGGCTTGAAATCGGGGAGGTTGACCTGGCGCGCGATCGCCTTGAACGTCTGCGGCGCCTCCTCGTACGCCCGCCGAACCGTCTTGTTCGCGACGTCGGCCAGGAGGTACGCGAAATCGCTCGTCGTGTGGTACCCGTGCCCGCTGCGCTGATTCAGGCCGAGCGCCGCGGCGGCGAGCTCCATCTTCGAGAGGCCCGACGTCCGCACGCCGGCGGCGTGCAGGAACGTGCGCGCCGTGTCGAGGAGCGTGAGCCCGCGATACGGCCGCGATTTGTCATCGAGCTTGAAAAACTGCGGCGCGATCCGGTGCAGCAGGGCCGACTCGATCCCGCTCCGCACGTGCACGAGCGGATCCTCGCCGAGCGACACGGACGACGCGCCGGGCTGCGGGCCCGCGTGCTGACGGCCGCGCGCCTGGAGCTCGACGAACACGAGGCGCGAGACTTCCGCGAGCGGCGTCCGCTTCGCGATGTGGTGATCGATGAACTCCTGGCCCATCTGACCGCCGCGGGCGGCCGTGATGATGCCCTGGATCCGCTCCGTCTCGAGCGCGGCGGCGCGTTCGGCGGCCGTCGGTTCG